ACCGAATCATGCGGTAGGTATCAAAGTCCATCTCCTTGCCCTCGTACACTGCGAACCGATTCATCCCACGCAGCTTGTCATATTCTGCTATCACTTGTTTTTCAAATGGTGACAACTTCGACTCATAGCTTTCCGGGTCCTTGCGCTTTGTTTTAGTGGCAAGTTCGTCAATCAGTTTTTTCATTGCACCGTTAAAGCTCTCGGTACTCATGACCTCTTTGGCTTCTTGTTTATTCCTTTCCATTTGTTCACGTACAATTATTTCAGTTCTTTCGATATCGTATGCTCTCAACCATTCCATGATCACTGCTCCATCCAGTCGGTTGTATATCTTTCCGTACTTCCCTGACATTGCACCGCGAAAGCACTTGCGGAAATCATCAGGACTAAAGTAGTAGAAAGTTTCTTCGATTAACTCGGTTGTCATTTCCACTTGGTAGGGTGTCATGATTCGCTCCAAGCTAAAGTAGGTTTGCAACTGGTCTATTGAATTGGTGAGAATGCGTCTCACTGATTCAACACCTTCATGTTTTTTGATGTAGGCTAAACTCTTACAACTTGAAGTAGTTGGGATCATTAGCCCTGCGGTACTCGATTTCGCTAACTCGTTGCTCATTGTCGTTTGTTTTTGTGGGTTTATTATTATTCATCCAATTTCGTGCGGTTGCCTGCCAGTCCTTCATGGAATTTCTACCGACTTTCCAACCGTTGCTTGTGTAATAATCGTAGAACTTTTGTGCTTCAAGAACAACCTTTGACTGTTGCCACTTGTTGCCAGCTTGAAAATTAAGTTCACTCATGTAATTCAAAACATCTATTGGTTCAGGTTTTTTGAACTTTCCACTTTCAACTTTAATTACATTTCTATTTTCATTTTCATTTTCATTTTCATTTTCATTTTCCATATGTTGAACATATGATGAAGATATGTTATTTGAAATATTTGGTTTAGAAGTATTGATTTTCTTACGATTGTTGCGCCTACTCTCCGCATATGCAGCACGCTTTTTTACTTCTTCCAGCAATCTTTCGTTCGCAAAGTTGCCATCGTCTTGTAATTTGAACTTGCTTTTGATTGCGTTGTGAATGTCATGTGACGAACATATCTTAATCATATGTTTTTCACTTAATGTTCCTTTTGATGCCTGATGACATAGGCAGCGTATGTATGCACCGACTTCTTCATTACTGAAGTCATCAGTACCTACGAGGAAATCTTGATAGTAAAATAAAAACGCTGGGTCTTTAGCCATATAAAATACCCACCACTACCAGCAATGGCTCACCCGTTGTACGATTGTACATGTCGGCAATGCGGTAATGGTGGGATTTACTTTTAAGTTTCATACGGGTGAGCAGTACAAAAATACAATTATCTCAATAGCATTAAAGCCATAGTGACCAAAGTTGTAAACATTGAAATCACTGCGAGATACATCCACACGTTCGGTTCTTTCTCTTTCTTTACAATTTTCTTTACCACTGGTTGCGGTAAAGATTTAGGTTTTGAGAAAGATTTCATTAGTTGCAAATTGGTATTTTCTCTAACTTTTTTCAGAATGAATTTAGCGTCGTGAATGGTTGGAGCATCGGGTTTCAAATACACATAAATACCATTCTGTTTGCGCACATAATTATTTTCCTTCAAAATTTTGCCAAAGGTCTTGCTAATCTTGTGATGAATAGACACATCATTCATGTTATGAATGGGTTCTGCTTTTGAATATAGATGCCACAAAGCGTTCAAATATCTTTGTGAAGCACCGCGAAGAACTTTTGTTTTTTTCATTGGTTTAATTATTTAAGGTTATTATTTAACATCCATTGATTGAGTATTGAATCTCGATAGTGCTTTGCTTTCTCCATGATGTCACAAGCAAGCTGCATGTCTTCAGGAACTGCATAACATATTGCCCAGTGCAATCTCCGGTGTTCGGGTTGACGTGGGTCGAAGGAAGCGAATATCCAAGCACCCAGTCCATAGGTCAGCATGTTCATTTGGACTTGCCAATAGTAATCGCTATTAATGCGCTTCAAATCTGCTTCGCTTTGAATCTGCGAATGGTGGTAGTGGTTAATAGGATTGAACGGACACTTCATCTCAACACCGACTTTTGTTCCATTCAGTTCCATGAACGCATCGGGTGAGGCACCGGAATAGGAATTGAACAACTTGAAACCGGGGCGCAGGTTTGTCTTCTCATCCGGGCAACCGATTGCCTTCTGAAGTTCAAGTAGTGCGGTTTCTTCCCATTCGTTGCCATGATCAATCGCTGCGCCACTTGCTCCATCCTGCGCTTGTCCGGTTACAATCTCCATGACTTTGGAAAGGATGTAGGTTTCAGCGGTCTTTGACCATTCGCCTGATTCCTTTGCTTCCTTTGTTTTGGGTTGAACGAATAGGTCTCCGAGTCTTGACCCGGTGAATTTACCGAGTCGCGCAGTGTCCCATGCCGTGTTTTGCTTGACTGATTCAATCAGTTCATTGAAATAATTACTCATTGTTACGTTGGTTTAGGAGTGTAAATATATGCTGCTTTTGTGGTTCGGTAATCAAATCACCGAGCTGCTCAATGCCATTGCGGATTTCGAACTCATCCACTCCGAGTTTGATGTCATTCTCAATCTTCTTCATGGTAGCTTCAGGCAGTTGCAGTTTATACGGCTGATATACATCCTGAATTTGGCGATTCAAGTCACGTCCGAAAATCTTTCCGAGTGATTGCGCTGCATTCTTTACGCATTCGCTTTTCAGTTTCCCTGCTGCAAGATCAAGCGCATTTGATTTCTTGTTGTCCGGATTCAATGCCCATCGATTCCTCTCAACACTGGTGAGATTGTCCGGTGCTTTATCCACCATGATCACAATGGAAGCGGACCCGGTTCGCGTGATGACTTCATTGGTGATTGGGTGCATGACTTCGAGTGTAATGCTTCCCATGATTTCATTGCCTATCTGCGACCATTGGAAGTTCTTTGTTGACCAGCGACCGAAGTAAAGCTCATCCAGTGTCATTTCAACGTGGCTGATTGTAATGGTGTGCGCACGTTTGTCAGGTGTTGGCGAAATACTTTCCGGTGATGGTTCGCGATTCAGGTACTTCTGAAATTTCTGAAGTGAGTCCATTAAGTTAGTTTCCATACAAGTATGCATTTAAGGATTGAGTGAAGTTGTAGTAATTGTGATGACCGAATTCGGCGGCGAGTACAATAGCAACGGCTTTAGCAAATGTCTCAACATCCATGTTATCATCTATTTGTTTCATGTGCAGGTCAATGTATGCTGCGAGTTTCTTTTCGTTCATGACAGTTGTGTTTCAGAGTTAAACATCATTACATCAGTAGCTTCCCTTACGGCTTGCCGTGCGATTAAACGGAGCAAGCGTTCAAACTCGGGGCGTGAGTCCATCGAAAGCACTACATTGGATTGGAGCTTTAAGTAAGCCTGAATCCGGTCATCAGTTCCTTTGAATTGTTTCATGTTATATGGGTTTTATTTTTTGCAATATGGACACTTGTCGCGGTCAGCTATTACGATGTTGTCATCAATGTCAGAGCAGAGTTCTTCAACTGAAGATTGAAAGTCGGACATAAACTTTTGTAGGCACTTCTCGACATCGCTGGCGGTACGTGCATCGCGATACTTCAAGGTAGTTTCAACCGCTTCTTTTGCAGCAGCTTTGATGTACTTGTGTACATTGTCGATGTCGGTGGCGAATTGTTTGAACATGTGAGCGCAATCGGTTAACGATGCGTTCTCAAGTTGTTCGGGATTGGAGCAGATGCACTGCTCATTGTTGTGGGGGGAATGTAAATCTTGCATTTTGCTTTTTGTTTTTTTGTTATTATGCAACTACTTGTAATAATTGGCTTTCTCTTGTTTCATCTATTGACATCATACCAACCATTCTCCAAGATGAAATATTATTTTCTTTTGCCCAGTTATTTAGAGCGACCATACTTGTTGCTCTAACCTTTGACCATTTACGATTGATTTTGATTTCGTAAACACTGCTTGTGATTTCTTTTGAGTTTGTCATTGTTTTGTTTGTTATTGATGGGACAAATATAGAACGGATTTTCCATTGTGCAAAGAAAATTCACAAAATATTTTTAGTGCCTGAATTTCAGCACTTTAGACATACGAATATTTCCCGTAATTCGGCACGAGCTCGAAATACATCCGCATCATGATAGCATCAGCATAGTC